AAGATATGGAACCACTGTTCCTATTTTTAAACCTATAGAGAAAGAAGGAATTAAATATTCACCTAATCAAAAAATAGGTAATGGTGTCTACCCTGAACACATGGTGTATTTAAAATCTGCTGGCATCTGTGGTCAATCTGATTTAGTGGAAGTTATTAATGGGGTGGTACATATAACAGATTATAAAACTAATAAAGAAATTAAACTTGAAGGATTTACTAATTGGGAAGGTGTTTCTCAAAAAATGTCTTCTCCTCTCAATCATCTTGATGATTGTAATCTTAATCATTATGCTATTCAGCTTAGTATGTATATGTTTATTATTCTTAAACATAATCCTAAGCTTACTGCAGGTACCATTACAATTCATCACATCATGTTTGAAGAGGCAGGACGGGATAGGTTTGACAACCCTATATCTGCTCTTGATACTGATGGTAATCCTATTGTCACTGAAGTAGTGCAATATGATTTGCCTTATTTAAAGAAAGAAACTATTGATATTATACATTGGTTGGAAGATAATAAACATAATCTAAAAGTTAAATCTTAATGGAAAAAGAAAAGAAAGTTTTAAAGGGTGAAATTAAATATAAAATATCACTCAATGAAGAACAGAAAGATACTAAAAGATTAATCATTGATAATCAAATAGTTATTATTACAGGTAGAGCAGGATGTGGTAAAAGTTTAGTGTCAGCTGTAACAGCTTTAGATTTTTTATTTAAAAAACAATATGAACAAATCTTAGTTACTAGAGCTGCTGTAGAAGTGGGTCATTCATTAGGTTTTCTACCAGGAAGTTTAAATGAAAAGTTTGATCCTTATTTAGAAGCTTTCCAAGAGAACTTAATTAAGTGTTATGATAAGGTGAGGATAGATGAAATCATATCTAGTAAAAAAGTTAATGCTCTTCCTGTACAATTTATCAGAGGTAAAACTATTGATGATGTTCTTATTGTAGAGGAAGCCCAAAACCTTTCTAAAGCTGAGATGTTAGCTATTCTAACTAGGCTTGGAAAACATGGTAAGATAATTATCAATGGAGATAATGAACAAACAGATATTAAAGATCCTTTTAATGGGTTATCTTATGCTATAGAACTTAGTAAAAAGATTGAAGGCATTGAATGGGTTAAACTTAAGCACAATCACAGAAGTGACTTAGTGGGAAAAATTTTAAACTTTGAATATGGAGAATAATGAAATTAAATTATTAGAAGACCTTCTTAATAGTTTTGATGATGGACTTCTTACACCAGAGAATAATGCACATAAGTGTTATCTTACAGAACTACATCAGCATAAAGGAATTGTTACATGGGTGCATGATCATGAACTAAGAGGACATTCTCTTCTTAGAAAAATGGGGAAGAGTTCAAATAGAGATTTTTTAAGACAACCTCAAATAGTAAATAATGATAATCCAGTTAAACCCAATGCTCCCCATAAAAAGAATATCAGATAATATGGAGGGGTATGCTTTCTTAGTTATAGATTATAGTCAAGAGCATAACTTATTATTTACTTGTGCTATGGATGATGGGGAAATATGGACATTGAATAATAAAGAATTAAAATTTTGTAAAAACATTTCATTAGAAAGAAAATAAAATTATGGTACGGATATTTGATATAAGTAATGGTAAGGTGATTCCTAGTGAACATTGTTATACATTAAAGTTTCTTAAAGACATAATGGATACGTATCCAGATGAATATTTACAGATATATACGTATATTTTTTATATGTCTTGTCCTAACCCAGATATGAATCCATTCTTTGATATACCTGAAGAAGATAAGGAATCTATGATATTAAGAGAAATAAATGCTGACTTTAGTTTAGATGATGATAAAATAATACATGCTTTAAACATGTGTAAGAAGATGTATGAAACTCCTACATTTAGAGCTTATTATGGAATTAAAATATTCTTAGATAACATGGCTAAAAGTATGGCTACAGAAACTTTAACATTTGGTAGGGATGGGTCAAGTCCAGCTCTTCTTAGAATGGCTGAGAAGTATGATGCTGTAAGACAATCTTTTAAAGGAGTATTTAAAGACTTAATGGAAGAACAACAATCTTCTGTAAGAGGGAATCAAAATCTTGCTTATGACCAATAATTATTAATTATAAAATAAAAAAACATGACAGAAAATTCTAAAGAAATTGAAGAAAAACTAAATGAGTATTTGAATGATCCTACAGTTAAAACTGAAGAGGAAAAGAAATTTATCACTGATGTTGTAGATAAATTAAAAACAGGAGAAGTACCTGTAGATATGATACTAGGTAAATTCAATGAGTCAATTACAAATTTAGATAACTTGAAAAAAACCAATCCTGAGTTTGAATCATTTGTATCACATTATCAAACTAAAATTAATGATGCAATGAAACAATTTAATGAATTATTAAAAGATCAAGCTTCTAATAAATAAACTTATAATGTTAAAAACAAAAACTAAAAAAAAACTTAAGAAGATTAAAACAAAAATGTGTAAGTCTATAAGAATAGGTATGGAAAATATAGGCTACCCTATTGCTAAATCTAAAGGAATTATTTAAAATTAAAATTATGATACAAGAAACTTACCAGGATTCAGAACCATTTTATAATTCAAAATCTTATTTAGAAGATTGGGTGTTTCATTATAACTCTTTAAGAGATCAATGGGCAGCTATTCCACGTGAAACATATAATGAATATTGGAATGATTTTTCATCTCCTGATATACTAAGAAGTAAAGAATTAGATACCTTATTAGATTTATTACATAAGGTTAAAGGAAATAAAGAATTTATAGAAAAAATACTTAATGCTTAATACAAACAAATTATATGCTGAAATTCCTACATGGACAGATGGTAAATGGGGAACTACAACATTTCAAACTAGAGAAGAACTTAGAGACTTTGTACGTTCAGTATTTAAAGATGCTGGTCCTGATGAGGGATATAACTTCACTGTAAATATTTCTAGACATTTTAATAATGAAGCTAGAAGATTTCAATCTTATGGATTCTATTGTCAAGCTCCTTTAAAGAGTAAAGACTTTATAGAATATTGGAATGATCAAAAAGCTAAATGTAGATGGGGAGTGATATTCATAGAGAATGGAGTAACATGGTACCTCACTAGAGACTATTACATGTGGATAAACTTCCTACCTATTTATAATAAAGAAATAAAAAAGTTTGGGTTTGCTGATGTAAGAGACACTCAATACCATATGGCTTTATATGAAGTGTTAGGAGAACTATCTTATAAACATATTTCTATATTAAAGAAACGTCAGATAGCTTCTTCATATTTCCATATGGCTAAGTTGATTAATCAATATTGGTTTGAAGAAGGATCTGTAAATAAAATAGGTGCCAGCCTTAAAGACTACATTTCTGAGAAAGGTTCTTGGAGAATGCTAAATGAATATAGAAACTTCCTTAATGAACATACAGCTTGGTATAGACCATCTGAACCAGATAAAATATTCTCTTGGCAGCAACGTATTAAAGTTAGGATAAACAACCGTGACACTTATAAAGGAAATAAGTCTATCATCACAGGTACATCTTTTGAGAAAGATCCTACAAATGGTGTGGGTGGTCCTGTAACTTATTTCTTCCATGAGGAGGCAGGTATTGCTCCTAAGATGATGGACACTTATGAGTTTATGAGACCAGCTATGCAGAGTGGTATGGTGACCACTGGTACATTTATAGCAGCAGGATCTGTGGGTGATTTAGAACAATGTCAACCCTTAAAGAGTATGATGTTGTTCCCACACAGATATGGAATGTTTGCTGTTAAAACTAATCTAATAGATAAGAAAGGAACTATTGGAGAAACAGGACTGTTTATTCCTGAACAATGGAGTATGCCTCCTTATATAGATGAAGCTGGTAACTCTTTAGTTAAAGAAGCTTTAGAGGCTATAATAGAAGAAAGAAAACAGTGGTATAAAGATTTACCCCCAGACCAGTACCAACTACGTATATCTCAGAAACCCACTAATATAGAAGAAGCTTTTGCTACAAGAAAAGAATCTATATTTCCTCCCCATTTGGTTTCTAAACAAATGCAACGTATAGAAGAAAAGACCTATAGTGTTGAGTATCTGGAACTTACAAGAAATGATGAAGGTAAAATTATAGATAAACAATCTAGAAAAGCTCCTATTATGGAGTTTCCTTTTAATAAAAAAGCTGAAGATAAAGAAGGAGTTATATGTGTGTATGAACGTCCATGTAAGAATCCAACATTTGGTATGTACTATGCTAGTGTGGATCCAGTGAGTGAGGGTAAAACAAATACATCAGATTCTTTATGTTCTATATATGTATATAAAAATCCTGTAGAGATTATAAAGGATGATGATAACGGAGATGTTAAAAGTCATATAGAAAGAGATGGAATAGTAGCAAGCTGGTGTGGTAGATTTGATGATATTAAAAAAACACATGAACGTTTAGAAATACTTATAGAATGGTATAATGCCTGGACACTTGTAGAGAACAACGTAGCTTTGTTTATACAATACATGATTTCTCAAAGAAAGCAAAGGTATTTGGTACCAAAAGACATGGTGTTATTTTTAAAAGACATTGGAGCTAATAGAAATGTATTCCAAGAATATGGTTGGAAAAACGTTGGTACACTCTTTAAAGGAAACATTCTTTCCTATGGTATAGAATATCTACAAGAGGAGCTTGATCATGAAACAGATGTAAATGGAAACATAATAAAAATAATATATGGAGTGGAAAGAATCCCTGATCCTATGTTATTAAAAGAAATGGAGATGTACCAAGATGGACTAAACGTGGATAGACTTGTAGCATTTTGTTCTCTTGTAGCTTTTGCTAAAGTACAACAATCTAACAGAGGAATGTCTAAACGTACAGAAGTTACAAATATACATTTGGATAACTCACAAAAATTTAGTAAATTAAACTATAGTCCCTTTAAACATATGGGGACTGGTAGAGCAGGGTCATCAATGATGAGACCATCAAGAAATCCTTTTAAAAACATAAGATAATGGAATACACTATGACACTTTCAGATGTATGTGCTGGTGAATTTGTATATTCAAATGCTACATCTTCTATTACAGAAATATTTTACACTATAACTAATTAATAATCATGAAGATATATAATGCATTAGATCTCAAAAAGGGGGCAAAGGTTGAGTACAACAAGATGGGAACTTTAATCCAACCATTTCAGTTTGTACCAGAAAAAGAAAAGGATGATCAATGGAGAGCATGGAATCTTGACTGGTTAGAGTTTCAGGGTATGAAACAACTTAGACGTAATGCTAGACGTTTGATGAAGAATTATAAATTAGCTAAAGGTATTATTGATAAACAAGATTATATTGTAGAAGAAGATAATGAGATGGCTGATCTTATTGATACATTAACTAAAGAAGATGTATCAGCATTTGAGCTTAAATTCTATCCTATTATTCCTAATGTAATTAATGTTCTTACAAATGAATTTTCTAAAAGAAGTTCAAGAATAATGTTTAGAGCTGTTGATGACATGTCATATAATGAGATGTTAGAAGAGAAAAGAGGAATGATTGAGAAGGTGTTATTACAACAGGCTCAACAAAAACAAATGGCTACTATAATGGAGATGGGATTAGATCCATCTAGTGAAGAAGCTCAACAACAATTAAATCCTGAAAAACTTAAAAGCCTTCCTGAAATAGAACAGTTCTTTAAGAAAGATTATAGATCAATGATTGAAGAATGGGCTGATCATCAAATGAAAGTTGATGAAGAAAGATTTAGAATGCAGGAATTAGAAGAAAGAGCTTTTAGAGATAGTCTTATTACAGATAGAGAGTTCTGGCATTTTAATATGATGGAAGATGATTATGAGGTGGAACTATGGAATCCCCTACTTACTTTCTACCATAAAAGTCCTGATGTACGTTATGTATCCCAAGGTAATTGGGTGGGTAAATTAGATATGATGTCTATATCAGATGTTGTAGATAAGTATGGATGGATGATGAATGATCAACAATTAGAAGCTTTAGAAGCTATATATCCTGCACGTTCAGCTGGGTATGCTATACAAGGAATGCAAAATGATGGAAGCTATTATGACCCAAAGAGAACTCATGAATGGAATACACAAATGCCTAGTTTGGGGTATAGACAGTTTACGTCTTTATATGATGCTGGAAGTCAATTTGGAGATATTGTACAGTGGATACTTTCAGACTCAGAAGACTTGCAAGATTTTGGTAAAAGTTATATGCTTAGAGTGTCAACTATCTATTGGAAGAGTCAAAGAAAAGTTGGGCACCTTACTAAGATAACTACAGAAGGAGATATTATACAAGATATTATATCAGAAGAATATAAGGTTACAGACAAACCACAATATGATAATTCTATATGGAAACAGAATACTAAAGATAATTTAGTGTTTGGAGAACATATAGATTGGATATGGATTAATGAAGTTTGGGGTGGTGTAAAGATTGGACCTAACAGACCAGCTTTCTGGGGTATGAATAATCCTGGAGGTATAAATCCTATATATTTAGGACTTAATGGTGGTAGACCTGGACGTGTACCTTTTCAGTTTAAAGGGGATGCTACAGTTTATGGGTGTAAACTTCCTGTAGAAGGATCTGTATTTGGGGATAGAAATACCCGTTCAGTATCTCTTGTAGATTTAATGAAACCATTCCAGATTGGATATAATATTGTAAACAATCAGATAGCAGATATTCTAGTGGATGAATTAGGTACAGTTATTATGTTAGATCAGAATGCTTTACCACGTCACTCATTGGGAGAAGATTGGGGTAAGAACAAT